GGCTGCCAAAAGTTCTGGAATATCGGCAATCACGATATGCGCTTTGACCGAGCCCTAGTTGTTGGCGCATCGGAATATGAAGGCGTTGTTGAGCGGTTAGAAGATAAGTTCGATCGGTGGGAGATGGCATGGTCGCTGATGGTCAACGATGATGTGATGATTAAGCACCGCTATCACAACGGCATCCACGCAGCCTACAACAACACTTTGAAGGCTGGGCGGTCTATTGTTACCGGACACCTGCATCGCCTCGCTGTGACGCCCTGGGCGGATTATAATGGCCGTCGCTGGGGTGTAGACACTGGGACACTTGCAGAGCCACATGGCCCTCAATTTGATTACGCTGAAAACAACCCGTCTCCTCACACATCTGGATTCGCAGTCCTGACTTTCAGAGATGGGATGTTACTTCCGCCTGAATTGTGCGAAGTTATTGGTGGCCGCGCCTTTTTTCGTGGTCAGTGCGTTTATGACGCAGGAGGTGAATATGATCTCGGCAATTGAATTTCTGGAGCGCGCCGCCGACCTGATGCTTGAGCGCGGTCAGGAATACGACAGCGAAGATGGCGAGCGGTCAATGGCCCAGACTGTCGCCGCGTTTAACGTCATCACCGGAAACAACCTGTCAGAGCAGGAAGGGTGGCTGTTTATGCTTCTCCTAAAGCTGGTCCGCCAACATCAGACAGAAGAATGGCATCAGGACAGTTCGGAGGATGCAATCGCTTATGCAGCCCTGATGGCTGAAGCGTGGCAAAAACCGCAGGATGGTGATATAGAGATTACGTTTACATTCTCTCTTGACGATGATGAAGAGTAACTATGACGCTGCTGCCACTCAACATCCCTGCCGGTGTCTATCGTAACGGCACTGAATTACAGTCCGCAGGGCGGTGGTATGACGTTAACCTTGTGCGCTGGACACAGGGCATCATGCAGCCTGTCGGCGGCTGGCAGCGGCGTGGATCGTTCACGCTTACAGGTAAATGCCGAGGCGTCATCACATGGAAGTCGAACGCCAATCAACGCTATGGGGCATTTGGCACATCGTCTAAACTCTATGCAATGACGCCATCGACTGCGTTGGTGGACATCACCCCAACCGGATTTACGGCTGGCTCAGATGACGCAACGACTGGCGGTGGATACGGCATCCAGAATTACGGCGCTGGGTATTATGGGACGCCTCGCCCTGATAGCGGTACAATCACCCCTGCTACAACGTGGAGTCTAGACACTTGGGGCGAATATCTCGTCGGCTGCTCTACGTCTGATGGCAAGTTGTATGAATGGCAGCTGGACTTTACCACCCCGACCAAGGCGGCAGCTATTACCAACGCGCCTACGGGATGTCAGGGGCTTCTCGTCACTGCTGAGAGGTCGCTGTTCGCCTTGGGCGCTGGTGGAAACCCCCGCAAAGTCCAGTGGAGCGACCTAGAGGACAACACGATCTGGACTCCGGCCTCTACTAATCTGGCTGGATCTCAGATCTTGCAGACATCGGGTAAGATCCTATGCGGCAAGCGCGTGCGTGGTCAGAACCTAATCCTGACGGACATTGACGCTCACGTTGCATCTTATTCTGGGCAGCCTTTTGTCTATCAGTTCGAAATTGCTGGCCGTGCCTGCGGTGCTGCATCTGCCAACTGCGTGGCTGTTTTGGACAACATGGCCGTCTGGATGGGCAATAACGGCTTCCACGTTTACGATGGCTATGTGAAGCCGCTTCCCTGTGACGTTTACGATTACGTCTTCAACGACATTAACGTGCAACAAGCATCAAAGGTCTATGCGGTCAACAACTCAGACAATAACGAGGTCTGGTGGCTGTATCCGTCATCGCAATCGAATGAAAACGACCGCTATGTCGCGTGGAACTATGTCGAGAACACATGGACTTTCGGCGCAATGGCTCGGACGGCGGGGACTGATCGCGGTGTGTTTCGGAATCCGATCATGGTCGGCACAAATGGTTACGCCTACGATCAAGAGGTCGGCTTTAACTACGACGGCGCATCACCATACGCTGAGAGCGGACCCGTGCAGATCGGCAACGGTGATAACATCATGTACGTTAACGAACTGATTCCAGATGAAGGCAATCAGGGCGAGGTCACAGCGACATTTACGACCCGCTACTATCCGAACGGATCTGAGACATCATATGGCCCGTACAGCCTGACCAACCCAACGCCTGTGCGGTTCAATGGCCGTCAGATAAAGATGCGCGTCACAACGTCTGCAACGCCGTCTGACTGGCGCGTGGGCATCCAGAGGCTTAACGCAGTCCCAGGTGGCCGTAGATGAGGTTGAAGCTACCTCCCGCGCCTCCATCATATAACGCTGCGTATGATGACCAACGCAACCGTCTTATTGAGGCTTTTGCGGCTAACACTTACCAAAAGGGCGATGACGTTGGCATCTATCAGCCCGCAAAGCTGATTGTCTCTGACGCCAATTTTATAACCACAGACACCCATACTCCGGCTGAAGGCACAATGTCTTGGAACGCTGTCGACAGCACGCTTGACCTTGGCATGGAATACGGCGTCACGCAGCAGATCGGCCTTGATACCTATGCCCGTGTAGAAAACATGACGGGTTCCACGCTGCCCAAAGGGACAGTTGTTGGATTTGCTGGGGTTGGTGCAAATAACGTCCTCAGCGTCACAAAGTTCCTTGCTAATGGGACGCAGGACTCGCTCTACATTCTCGGCGTGTTATGTCACGATCTGCCGGACAGCGGGGAAGTTGGTTTCTGCCAGATTTGGGGACACCTGCGCAACGTCAACACAAGCGGCTTTGCAGTTGGTGACATTCTTTACGCCTCACCGACGACAGCAGGCGCGTTTACCAAGACGAAGCCGACCGCGCCTAACAACGTCATTCCTCTTGCCGCTGTATTGAAAGTCGGAACAACGGATGGCGAGATGTTCATTCGCCCGACGATTGATCAGCAGGAATATTACGGGGTGTTTTCGGACACCGCGACTAAGACGGCAGCAGCTGCGTATACGCCTTACGCGATCACAATGAACACGACTGACTTTGCGAAGGGTTTTTCCCGTGGCACGCCAACGTCTCGCATTGTCGCTGCCGCATCTGGCCTCTATAACTTCCAGTTTTCTTCACAAGTCAGCAGCGGAAGTTCCAGCGCAAAGAAACTTTGGATTTGGCCGCGTATTAATGGCGTAGATGTTCCAAACTCAAACAGCGAAATTACAGTTTCTGGGAGTGGAACTGTCCTTGTTCCTGCATGGAACTGGGTTTTGTCTTTAAATGCTGGCGATTATTTTGAGATTATGTGGGCTGTTGATGACACTAACGTTCAACTTCCTGCCGTTGCTGCCACAACAGGCGCAACGGGGACTGCATCATTTGCTCGGCCCGCCGTGCCTTCAATCATCCTGACCGTGACGCAGGTGCAGCAGTGATTCCGATTTACGAACAGTTCCAGGCGCGTCGTAAATATATCGAGGATGCGCTGGAATACGCCAAGGGAACGCATACGCTTGCTGACATCTGGGACGGTGTTGTCAGGGGCGACTTAATGTTTTGGCCTGGTGATAAGTCGGCAATCATCACAGAGATACAGATCTATCCGCAGCGCAGGGTGATGCACATTTTCCTCGCTGGCGGCGAGTTGAACGAACTACTGGAAATGGAAAAGTCAGTTGAAGCATTTGCGCATTCAATTGGCTGTAACTCTATTTCAATTTCTGGTAGAAGGGGTTGGGTAAGAATTTTCAAAGAGCAAGGTTGGGATGAAGTTTGCACCACCTTGGCTAAGGAGTTGTAAGTATGTCTAAGGGCGGTCAGACTGCGACACAATCGACGACGCAGCAGCTAAATCCCTTTGTGCAGGATCTGATAAGCCGAGGCTTCTCCGCTGCACAGAACGTGGCGTCTATCCCGTATCAGGCATATCAAGGCCCACGGGTTGCCCAGTTCCGTCCAGAAGAGCAGCAGGCGTTCGGGATGGCCCGTCAGGCTGCAACAAGCGGTATCGGCCAGAACTATCTTGATCAGGCCACACAGGCCGCCCAGAGAGCCGCTGGCTACACTCCCGCGCAGTTCCAGCAGGACGTTCAGGGTTTCATGTCTCCCTATCAGGAGAACGTGGTAGACGCGACTATGCGGCGTCTGGCTCAGGCCCGTGCAGAACGTGACGCTGCGACCAAGGCTCAGATGGCATCATCTCGTGCGTTTGGTAATGAGCGTCGCGGCGTGTATGAAGCTCAACTTGCCGGTCAAGAAGATCTCAACACTGCGCAGACGTTGGCTAACCTGATGCAGCAGGGCTACGGTCAGGCCGCTGGCCTTGCTCAGTCCAACCTCTCCCAACAGTTGGGCGCAGGCGCTCAGTTAGCTGGTCTCGGCAATCAGGCCATTGCGATGGAGCAGGCGCGTCAGAATATGCTTGCAGGGGCAGGTCAGGCACAGCGCGGTATGGCGCAACAGAACCTTGACGTTGCATATCAGGACTTCCTTGCGCAGCGGAACTATCCGCGTGAACAGCTTCAGATCTTACAGTCTGGTATTAGTGGCGTTCCTGCGACGACTTCATCGACGACGACAAGCACCGCACCTGGTCAGGGCTTCCTTGGCACTGCTGGTGACATCCTTGGCGTTGCTGGTGCGGCTAAGTCTCTGTTCTCAAGTCCGCAGCAGCAAGCGGCAAGCGGCATCCTTAAACTCTTGGGGCTTTAATCATGGCACTACCACCGTCATTCATGACATCAAAAGCCCTCCAAGGCTACAATCCGCAGTTCCTTGACACTGCGCCAACGGCCACGCCTGCAACCGGCTCCCCAGATCTCACCAATCGTCTTTTGCAGATTATGGCTGGCAACCTCGGCGGCACGTTGAGCAGCGGTGAGAAGCTGTCTGCTCTTGGCGCGTTGCTCAAGTCCGTAAGCCGTGGAAGCCAGACCAGCCCCCAGCAGGTCATGCAGCAACTTCAGCAGCAAAAGATGCAGGAAGTTCAGGGCCGCATTCAGATTGCTGAATTGCAGAAGCAGGCAGCCCGACAGGCTCAAATGGATCAGGTTAAGCAGCAATACATTGCCCAGCTTAATCAGACTAACCCGCAACTTGCTCGTGCCATTCAATTGATGAATGCAGATGATTTTGCAAAGTTAGTAATTGAGCAAAACAAGCCTCAATCGCCAACGCGGCTCGCGTTTGATCCGCTTGGCCGCCCGCGCGATCCGTACACTGGAGCCGTCATCAATCCATCCGCTCGCCTCCAGGGCTTGCCTACAGTTGCAAGTGATGAAGAATTTGACGCACTCCCTTCTGGTGCGACCTTTGTTGACCCTGACGGCAATATTCGGAGTAAACCATAATGGGATGGCGTGACGCACCTATCATAAAGCCTGCTCCTGAAGCATTGCAGAAGCCTATTGACCCGTCTCAAATGCCGGGTTTTCGAGGCGCTGTTGCTGGCGCTGAGACGGCTGCAACAGAAGGTGAGAAGGCTCGTTTAAAGCCAACTACTGAAGCCGAAACAGCAGCTGCCACGGCTAAGATCCCAACCCCTGCAATCTATCAGGAATTGGCGGCTGACCAGTCAATCACCAAGTCCATTCTTGGTCAGGTGAACCGCGCCAAGGAACTTTATAACAAGTCGCTCAAGGGCCAAGAGC